GCAATGCTGGTAGCGCCTTGAGTAGACACAGTAGTAGTCACAGAGTTACCAGTAGCAACACGTGAGCCAGTGGTGTGTTGCTTGATTGACTGAGACATGTTGATCTCATCAAATCCCAACACGCCAGTGCCCATCATGCCGTTCTTGAATTGCTTGCTGATAGTGTCTGTAGGATTGAACAGACCTTTCATGCCTTCAACCAAGCCAGCGTTAGCAGCAGGGTTCACAGTAGCGTAACGAGGAGACATCACGGCTGCGTTCTCGTTCAGCTTCTGCTGGGCTTGGAGCAAGACCAAAGAAGTAGAAGGAGTGGTGCCAGGAGTACCAACGGTGTTACCGATTGATTTGTACGCATTGGCCACGTCAGCATCAATAGAAGATGCCAACTGGCTGATACGAGGCTTCAACACACGCTCTGCGAAGTCATCCAATTGCATGGTCAATTCAGCAGATGTGAAGTTGACACCAATGTGCTTTTGGCTGGCAACGGTCAAAGTGGTGAACTGTTCGTTGTCGTCTTGCACTTGCAAAGCGGCGCCGTCAGTAACCAAAGCGCGGTCAGGTAAACGGATACGCAGTGTAGAGCCGATCTTTGCGCCTTCAACAGCAAAAGAGTCGTCGTACTGGCGGTTCACGTTACGGGTGATCACAAGGTTGTTCTCAAGGATTTCAAGAGATTTTCTTGTGATCATGTCGATCGTCAGAATAGTATTAGACATTTCAGTCCTTTCAAAAAAAAGTCAAAGTTTTAGCGGTTCTGCGCTTCCCACTTCTTCATCTGTCGTTTGCGTTCGGCCTCAATCCACTCTGATGCGTTCATGGTCTTGGTAGACCGTGGATCAGTAGTGTCATAAGCCGACACTCCATTGGAGCGTGCGGTGACAAGAGAAATCGGCGCTGGCGCAGATGTTGTTCTCTTAACTGGGGGCGAAGAAACCAATTTGGCTTCAATTTTCCCAATCTCTTTCGCCTGGCTCAATGGCGACATGCGTGAGATGCGATCTGCTTCTTTTGGATTAGAGCCGAGATAGTACGCTAACTCTGGCCCAACGTCCGAAGACTGGATCGTTTCTGCCATCACGTTTGTGATCGGAAGTTTAGGGTTGTAGGCGACTTGTTCAAAGTCGTCGTACTTAGTCCTAGCTTCTTCTTCACGATCGTGATAGCTCTCAAGAACAGCCGATTGTTGCTTGGCTGCTTCACGTTTGGCGATCAGTTCTTCTGCCTTTTGGTAAGCCAATGCTTCCGCATAATGCTCAGGGCTTTCAAATTGATCAACGGATGCAGTTGGAGCAGCTCTCACAATTTGCGTTTCCGCAGACCGATTTGCTTGTTCTCTTTCCCACTTACGTTGCTCTCTTGCGAGGCGTTTGCCAATAGCAGCATCAAGTTCCTCTTGCGAGAATGTCTTGCTTGGCTGTGTTTCAGCTACTTCCGGCGTACTTTCAGCAACTTCAGGTGTGGCCGTCACATCCGTGGTTGGCGCGGAGTCTACTTCCGCTAGGGCTTGGACTTCTTCAGTCATGTTTTTTGAATCCTAAGATTCCTCGGTCAACTGGGCCGATACAGTTTGTCAGCACATTATGCTGGAATTTGTTCTGGTTGTGAAGCAATGTATGCAGCAATAACGTTAGCAGTGTGGATAGAGGCCGCAATGGCTTGCACTTTGGCGTCTTCCCCACTTACATTAGCGCCAGGCACGACAACGTGGCGGTGAAACTGGCTAGTAATTTCAACGCCATCTTCTTTGATAGCGGTTTTAGTGCGAACTTGAAGAACGCCAGATTCGAGAACTTCAATTAGATCAACAGATGTAACTTTTTCGAGAGCCATGATGTTTCCTTTTTAGCAGTCAATTGCGCCAGCAAATTCTGGCAGGGATTTTAAGTGTGCGTAGGCTTGGGCAATAAAATTGCCGCTGTCCATACTTGGTTTGAAATAATAGGTTTTTTCTGTGACCAATGAGCCGTTCGCTGCTGGGTAAACCCCAACGCAAATCTGACAACTTATCTTGTCACCAGAAACGCTGTTGACTTTCCAATAGGCGCTCGGAATTGCAAGCGTACCGTTAAAATTCTCTTTGGTTTCTGTGTATTGTTTAAGCAACGCCATTTCATTTCTCCAAAATTAAGACGATTCAGTAAATTGCTGGAAGCACATCAGAGCAGATGGTCGTTTGCTTTGAAATTGAAATAGGCTAAGTCCACTATCCCAATAGACGTTCCAAGTAGATGGGTTGTCTTGGGTTGTTGACCAAAAGCCAGAACTGATTGAACCAGTCGTCAAAATTTCCACTGCTTGACCGCCACCTGACCCGTTCTGTGTCAACAGAAACTCGGCGTATTGTCCGCTGCGAACCATAATGGTCAACTTACCTTGAAAAAAAGTGATCTTGGTGTCTGTTGCAATGGTGATGACTGGGGCACCAATAGTTTTAATGGCTGGCGTTTGGTACGCCAGATAGAACGCAGGGATGCTTGCATAGTTTGCAGCAGTGCTTGCTGGTGGCGCTATGTTGAAACCTAAAAAGTTTGCAACATCACTGCCAGAGTTTGTGATTTCTATGTTGGGGTTGTTGCCCTCAATGAAACCACCAATAGCATACAAGCCGTTGACATAATTTAATTTCAGACCTGCACCAAGGCATGATTCACAGGCGTAGTTAATCAACGTGTTGCCAAGACAATTCAGCATGTACATGCCAATGTCGTCGGATGTCGCCGCATAGCAATTTGTGAAATTGTTGGTTGTAATTACATCGCTGGTGTTTGCGCCTTCAATAACAAATCCCACATGGCATTGATTTGTTTTGATGTTGACGTGGTTGCCAAAGTAAGGTGCGTTGCCACCACCCACACCGCCAACAACGTGAAAACCATATCCATCACCAAGACCAAGACCAAAATAATTTATGTACAAGTTTTCTGTCTGCGCGTTGTATGACTTTCCAGAAATCTGAATGCCTTTAACGCTTGGGCCTGTTGCATTATTACCGTACAAATAGAGATTGCGAACACCAGAAAAATACTGAACTTCGGCAGCTAAAGGATGAACTTCAATAGCGGTTTTGCTTACAAAGAACGCATCAATGGCCGAGCCTTGACCGTCCAGAATTTTGTAGCTGCCGGTGATCACCAGCGTGTCTGTGATCTTGTAGTTGAAGCCGTTGCCACCTAGAACTACTGTAATTTCATCGGTTGCGCTGTCAAGCGCTGCTTGAATGGCCACCGTGTCATCCGTAGTGCCATTACCCACCGCACCAAAATCATGCACATCAACGGTCAAATTGTTGACCATTGAGTGCGTTACTTTTGTCAGAGCCATTTGTGTTCCTTAGACAAAGTATGTGAGAGTGCCGTAAATAGCGGATACGCCTGTTACAAGATCACTGACTTTTATGTTCACATCAGTTGTTGCAGAGTTTCCGGAAAACAGTGCAATTCTCATGCGAGCGACAGCAGGTGTTACTGTTAAAGAAGCAGATTGACCAGCGCCTCCACCAACTCGATATGTGTAATACGCGCCCATTGAGGCTGTGCTAGCGGTAAACGGTAAATCACCAATACATGCGGAATTGCCAGCAGTCAGTCCTGTGGTGTTGATGTCGTCGACGTTAAAACGCACAGTGACCTGTCGGCCTATTTTGGTGTAGCTACCACCGCCGTTTGTTGCCGACTTATTGCCGCCAGTCAAAGCGTCATACACACTAGGTGTCCAAGTACCTTCTTCATAGTCAGCCAACAACTCGCTTGTGCCTGTGCCAGATGTGGCAGAAAAGTCGATGCCTTTGCCAGATGTGCCAATGACTAGGTTGTCTGATAACTTAATCTTGCCTACAACATCTAATTTTTCAGTTGGTGCAGCTATACCAACGCCAACTCTGTCATTTGTGGCATCGGTGTAGAACAAGTTTGCATCTGTATCACCTTCAATTCGCACGTTATACACCGCGCCAATATCATTGATTACAAGGTTATTTGTACCAATAATCATCTTTTCAGTAGATGCGCCAGCCGTTGCTGTTTCAAAATGAATTTGACCTGCTTCAGCAGTTGAGGTTGGACTTAAAATTGAAGCATGAATAACTGCATATTGTTGTTTGTTGCCTGCTGAATCTTCACCATTGAACTCAATTTCACCAAGAGTATCAGATGCCGCTGGAGTTGCTGAATCTCTGTACAGATCAATTAATGGTGCGGCGGTTGCGCCAGCATCAGTTGATGTTAGCGTCATGCCCAAAGCATTAAAAGTTCGACCCGCTGTCAAGTCAGACACGGCTACTTTAACTGTTGTGCTAGATTGAACAATTGGCAGTACCTCAGTTCCCGCTAACGGGGTAGATGCTGCGGTCAGTGCCGAAATCTTTTTATCTGCCATGATGATTCCTTATCAGTTGTACAGAAGTTCAATTAAAGTATTAAGAGGAGGTGCTTGACTAAAAGTCAAAGTACCGTTTGTAAACGTATATGTGTTTCTGTTTTGATAGACACCACTAATGTAGGCACTAACTAAACTTCCTGAAACCGCATATCCAACAGTTGATCCATCCCCTGTGTAATTTTGAGCCGTTAAAGCGCCAATACCAGAAATATTGTCATACGTTGCAATCAATACTTCATTTGAATCTTTTAAGATAAATTTGTATGAAACAGTTGTAAGCCAAATTTCACCGCTACCAGGCACTCGGCCTGCTGAGTCCAACACAACTGGGTTTGTACGGGCAACAGTTCCCGCGCTAGTAGTGTATGTAACCGCAGGCGTAGTTGTACCCGCAAGGTATGTGTACAGCTTGCCGCCAGTTAAAACAGCGCCGGTGTTTGTAAAGAACTGGGCCGCAACGCCGCCCACTGGGGAGAGAAATACGGCCATTTAGGTCACTCCAAAAGAATCAAACCACCGTCCTCTTGGACGAGATTGTCACCATTTTCGCACAACAAGTTGCTTTGAGATTGTTCGCTATTGCGACCACCAAAAAGCGAAATAATGCCACCTAGACCAAGGCCCACAGCATTGCGAAAGGCGACACCGAAGCTCATTGCTTGTTAATTGGTTTGCAGTACGCAGTGCCGTCAGTGCTACCAATTCGCAGCACACTGACGCGCCAAGGAGAACCGTTGGAACTAAGTGTCAAAACAAACGGGATAGGCGTAAAAGCTGGGATTGGAGTACTAGCGCTGGTGGCCACAGCTCCAACACCTACCTCAACGTAACAGGGTTGATCGCACCAAACCATCACGCCTTGCGGGCCAGCATTCCATGCGGTTGTGTTGCCTGCACTTGCACCAGCAGTTGCGGTGTAAGCGGGAAAATCCGCTTGGCTCATTGGGTTTAAAAGTTCCATGATGATCCTTATGCCAAAAATTTCAGCTTATAGAGGGTTCTTAAATATATCTCAACGATATTATCTATCAATTGTTGCAGTGATGAATCAGATTTATCAGCCACATCGTATCTTGCGGCTTCAATTTCAGCAAGTGAGTCTTGCAAGAATTCAATGATGTTAGCCGTCTTCTTGGCCGAATTCAAGGTAATTGGGCCAATTAAACCGTACCGGCCTTGGTAGGCTTCGGCAAAATCATCAGCCGCACCAATGATGCGGTTATAGAAGATATTGAGCGCTTCGTGTTTGCTAAAACTGCGAGTGTTCAGATGCACGGAATGTGCGACATCCCGCGCCAAGAACAGCAAGCCTAAAAATTCATTTGCTTTCATTGTGGTATTCCTTGTGAGGGCATCATCTCTTGTTGCGCGGGCATCATCTCCATGGGCATGGATTCCTCACGCATTTCAGGCATCTGGTTCATTGTGTTCTGCGACTCCATGGCCGCAGCGACAACACCCATAGCAATATCTTGGATCTGTTCTTCACTCATACCCGCCTGCACAGCGGCAATGCGCTTAGTCTCCGCATCATAAAGTTTGATCTGAGCCTCAAAGTCTTTGCGCTCCATGTCTTGCACTTCAATGGACTTGCCAACATTTTGGATCATCTGGTACATCTGCTCCATCTCCTGACCCATGGCTTGAATCTGTTGCTGCGCAGCCTGCAATGCTGGATCTTCGTCACCATCGGACAAAAACTTGGGATCAATGGTCTTGGCAAAGCGTTTGGCCATCTCCTGCGCGCCAGGCCAGTCCATGTTCTTGACAAACAAGTCGCCAGCCACAGCCCACAGTTGGGGATTACCCTGTAAGAGTTGCGCCATGGCTTCCAATGCGGCTTGGCGCTTGGTTGCATAGCCTGGGCCAGTGGTGGCCACCACATCGTACTTGCCGACGCCGGGGTTGTAGATTTTCTCAATCACAATGCCAGCCTGATCCACAATCTTGTTAACTGGTTGTGGCTGCTCTGGGTTGATCTTGACCATTTTAGTCTCACCATCTTCACCGATGATGCGAGCAATGCGCTGGGTGTCGTAAATCTTGGGGATTAAGTCCACTAACTGGCGGGCAACGTGTCTTACCGCACGGGTTAAGTTGTCACCATAATGGTATGTACCAACATCACCCTCGCGCTGGCGAGCCAAAATGGCTTTGCCCGAACGCTCATTGCCACCAATACCAAGCGATGCGTTGTATTGGCCAGTTGTGGACTTGATGTCTTCAGACGCGCCAGCCTTGGCTTGCAACAAGCCACTGGAAGCCATTGGCGGTTGGGCACGCTGGGGTATCGGCAACACCGCACCTTGGCCATCCGTCACATCAGGGTTGACTTCCAAATATGGCCAGTTGTTCGTGTTAGCCGTCTTCCACTTGTCCTCATAGCCCTCAAACTGACCACCATAGCCAATAAACGGAGCCTTAGGGGCCAGTGCCAGCATCTCAGCTTCTTGAGATACCCAATAGTTGTACATGCGCTGGGCATCCTTGGCGTTGCGCACCAAGCCAGACACGTACAGACGGCCATCAACCTCAAATTCGTTGCCAACCACACGGATCACAGGGATCCATTTGCCAGCCCATTCTTTTTCTTCAAGGATCTCATACCCATTGATCTTGCAATACTTAACCCGTGGGCGGTCAGACTCACGGCTGCGTTTAGGCTTGCCAAACTGCAACCGCAAAATCTTGTCCTCTGGCGTGCCTTCAAAGGCGGTCTGATTGCCGGGGTACAAATTCAGCGTTGTCTGGTCATAGTCAATGTAGTAATAACCGGCAATGCGCACGGTGTCTTCATTGAGCCAGTTGCTGATTGACTGATCTCCCACACCAAGGGACTGGAGCGTTGAGATAGGCGCGGCATCAGGGTACTGGCGCTCATATTCTGCTTTGGTCAGGTCTTCGGTGATAAAGCAATACGTTGCATCCGCACCCGTTGGGTCTTGGATCAATGGATCCATGTAGACCGAGAAAGAGTTGCGAACACGGCCAATCTTGATGTCCTGATCGAATGTGTTTTCATCACAATACTCGGTCATCAGGGTGATGTAACCTTCGCCATAGGACACCTGATTTTCGCAGGCCGTGTCGTATGCCACGTCAGCGTCAGAGATGTACTCAATGTGGCGAATCATGCCGTTAAAAATGTCAGCCACTTCCACGTCAGCGTTATCATCGACTGGGATGACTTTTGCGCCTGGGCGATTCTGACGCATGTCATTCGTCACTTGACGAACGTGTTGCGGCAGTTTGTTAATTGTCAATGTCGGGCGGGCGTTGATTGTTTGACCTTGCACCGCACCTCGGGTGGCCAGTACGTCAGCGGGCC